GCGCGTTTGGTTCGGGACCAAAAGGTCGCAGGTTCAAATCCTGTCACCTCGACCAACGCAAGGAACCCCAGTAAGTCGCAAAAAGCGCGATTTACTGGGGTTTTTCTATACCCTATAAAGTGTTAGGGCAAACGCATGGAGCGCATACACGGGCGTGTTACGCTTGTAACAGGTGGTCAAAACGTGGTCAACGTGGTCCCTTCTCCGTTCATCTGCATTTCAAACCAGCGGCGAATGACAGAAACATGGGTGCCGGGCGCAAAATCAAGGAACTTTTCCTCGGTGAGTTGCTCTTCGGATAGTTCCATCTGTTCAAACAATCCGCGAAGTACAGACACTTCGCTTTCATCAAAGCCGCATCCGGTGTCGAGGTCCATCAAGCCATTTACCGAACCACAAATTGGACATGATTCGTAGTCGATATACTCGCCTTCCTCATCTTTGGCATCAGTCTGCACAACATCAAGCTCATTCTCCCAGCCTATCCATTTTCCGCAGGAATTACATCTAACGACTTTCATCGTGCGTACACTCTCCCTCTTCGTCCCACCGAGCATCAATCCAACTGAGGTACATCTCGTCGTCAAGATAACTCCTATCCTTGATGACATCGGTCGTATTGAGCGCATCGTAGCTCCTGAGTTTTTCTTTGGCCTTCTCTATGAAATCATCCGCTTTCTTCTCCGTGGAGAAGGTGGCCGTCCAGATGTCCATTTCCGGCTCCAAGCGGTCCTTGATCGAAACCGTCCAGATCAGCGTCCCTTCAGCGTTCATCTTTCCATCCTCCAATCGCACTCGCCGCCGAAGTTGATTCCGGCGTAGTAGAACCGCTCCCCAATGTTCACGAACGTAAGGAACCGCGCCCATCGCTTGCCGTTGGCATCCTCCCTGTGGTCGTGCGGCTCTCCCATCTGGAAGCCGCAGTACGGCGACTTTCTCAGGCTGATCGGCGGCAGAGCATTGAACATCTGGTCGTAGATCTCCCCGGAGATCTCGGTGCCTGCCGGGAGGTCCTCCCAACGTTCAGGCCAATTATCGTGTGTAATCACAAGACACCCTCCTTACATGAGCAGCAGCGGTGCTGCCTTGGTTTCGATGATGTAGTCGTTCGGGCAGTTGATGACAGCCTCGTACTTCTCGCGGCCTTGGAACTCGTCCACAACGCGCTTGCTCTCGTCATCCATCTGGTCGTAGTGGACGGAGCCGTAGGTCGGAGGCAACCATGTCCGCTGCCGTCCGACGTAGATATTCAGACGGTCAACGATCTTCTGATCGTGGAACTTGATGTGGCATGTCCCCTTCTTGTAGAACGTGACCATGAAATACTTGCAGCTCACCGTCGTCCTGCCGCTGTTCGCCGCGTGTTGGAGCTTTGTGCTGAGGTCAGATGCCGGGGTTTCGCCTTTGTCGAGGTAGTCGAGCGCCTTCTCAAGATCGTCGAGGACTTGGAAACATCCACGGGCATCCAGACCTTCCAGCGTGTCCTTGTACCTGCCGTACTTATCGGGCTTATATCCACGAGCAAAGCAGCCATAGGTCGGGATGATGCACTTCGAGTTGACGTAGTGCGCTTTGTTGGTTTTCCATCCGTTGTAGTAGTGGATGTTCTCGTTCTGCACGTCGCTGTGGTAGGAATGTTCCGCGGACAGCTTATCGAAGCACTTTACGATGGCCTCTTCTACGCCGGTTACGATCTGACCCATGATCTGATTGACCACCTGCTGGATGTTGAACTGCGAGAACTCGTAGTCCTTCATCCGCTCAATCGTGCTGTGGTACTCGTCCTGCATGGCTGAGGTCATCTTCTGCCGAAGCTCCGGCAGATCGAACAGCTCCCGCCAGTACCGGGCGCGGGCGGCGCGAAGGAAGGTGTTGATATGCCCTGTACCGCACTTATCCGTCTTGTCGCCATCGACGATCAGGCCGATGATCGGGCGGTTGTAGTCGCTCTTGCTGCTGCACATAATCCGATCTGACACGCCGTTGTACACGCGCATCATCTGGATTCCTGCGGAGCAAAGCAGATCATACTCCCGAATCAAGCGTTCCACCTGATTGGCCGGGGCGACTTCATGCAGCCCGTTGGCTTCGAGATGTTCTTCCTGCGCCCTCTTGAGGTTATCCCAAATGGTCGTGTCCTCATTCGCTGCCGGGATGTTCACGTTGATAAGCGCAACGTCAACGTCGGTTCGTCTGGCTGCGCGAGAGAAGCCACGCTCCACATAGCGAATGGACGCATCATACTTGCGCAGGATCTTCAGCAAAGCCTTCCGACTGTTGGTGAAGGGGTTGAGAATCGTCTCAGCGTTGAGGATGCAGGCGATCTGACCACCATTCTCGCACAGCTCAAGCGCATGGAGCAGGTGCTTATCTCCTTCCGCAAACGGAGGATTCATCAAAATCAGGTCGTACCGCTTACGTGTGTGGTAGGTAAGGAAATCGTCATGCACCACGCGATAGCCCTTGCCGACCAGCAGAGCTTGTAGGTTGGGGTCGATCTCAACACAGTCGATATCGTCGAGGTCGATGCTGTATGTGTTTCTGCCCCAACAGCTTGCACCTCGCGGGTAACGGACCTTCTCGCAGCGTTTCTTGGCCCATTCGATCAGATCGCCGCGTCCTGCGCTCGGTTCAAGGACAGACTTTACGATCTTCCAATCCACTCCGGCCATGAGCTTTCCGGCAACATCAGAAGGCGTGGGGTAAAACTGACAATCCGTCTCAGGCAGAAACGCAACAGGCGTAGCCCTCTCCTTTTCTCGCCGCTCTTCGACGATACCCCTTTTCACAACTGCTTCGTGCAGCGCCCGTTTCGCCGCAACCATCGTGTCATAGCTGCCGACGTGACTGGTATACCTGCTCTCAACGGTCGAAGCACTATACGGCTTATCACAAGAGTTGTGCGGTTTCTCGAAGAACTCAATCTCGCCGACGTACTCACCACGAAGGTAGGCGTCCCACCTCTCATAGCTGCCGCGTGTGCCTATCCCACCATCTCTCCACTCAAGGACGATGCGGTTCTCGTAGTAACTGCCAACCTTAACCGGCATCGCGGGCAAGCTCATGCAATCCATTCTGTTCACTCCTTTCAATCACGGCCACAACGGGTTTCTGCACCATGTTCGCAGGGGCCAGCTCGTAATCCCTGATCTCCTGCTGACTGAGCGGGGATGCGTAATCAACCGTACCCCACGCGGTATGCCCAATCTCTTCGACGTATGGGCGGCTCCCCCACACCTTCATAGCCACGAAGCCATGTGGAACAGCTCCGGGGGACGGCGGGCGATACATTGTATAGTACCGATAGACCATCACAACTGCCCACCGCCTTTCTTGGCGTTGCTCTGCTTGTCCTGCTCGGTCAGCACCATCGCTGCAACGACCAGCACGATCACGCTTGCGATCAGCAAGAACAACTCGAAGTAGCAGAACGCGATCATCAACTTCTCAAACATCCCATGCCTCTTTCTCCCCGTCCAGCCGGTAGGACAGCTTCTTTCGTTCAGGCTGCTACAACCGAGCAGCGGGTAACAATAGTCTGCTTGATGCCATCACGCTCGGAGTGGTCCTTCACGGTCGCTCTGAGCTTTTTCGCTTCTTCGATGGTCCGGGATGCGTACCAGATCAGGACGTTCCCTGCGGTGTCGATGATCTTGTACAAGAAGGTGAACCCCCACTCGCCTTCCCAAGAGGTAAGCAGCTTCACGTCCGCTACATCCACCGTGATTCTCTCGCCAACCTTGCCGACATAATCCGAGGCCTGACGTTCAGCGTTTTTTGCCGCTTCCCACTCAGCTTCGCGGGCCAGCCTCTGCTTGTAGCGGTCAAAGGCCAACGGGCCGTAGGCGATATATCCAAAGTGGGAACACTTGCAGTAGCCACTTCTGAGCAGCACCCATACGTTGTCCAGCGAGTTCTGATATGCCTGTGCCTGATCGAAGGTGAGGATGACAGCCGCCATAGCTTCGGCTTCTTGCAGTTCCTTTTCAGTCGGGCGTTCGCCGTCGCGCATGAGGTGCAGCAGCCTTGCTTTGTTGCTGTGATCTCCTTCACTCGAAGAGGTGTAGCCGTACTGATTCTGGAGCCTGATTGCCAGAGCCAGCGCCTCCATCGTGCTGTACGCCGGGACTGCTGGGCGGTTGATGAAGTCGTAGCGCTCAACGTCCAGATCGAGGAAGAGATCTTCCAGCTTGTTCAGCAGGCCCACGCGCTGGGGGTCGATGCCGCAGTAATCTTTCAGGCAGGTTCGACCGACCTGCTTTTCGTTGCCTTCGGAATCGCGGACGATGAAGGTTACTTTCTGGCCGTGGTTGCCGCCGCAATGCTCGCAGCGCGGGCTGAGGTTGCGCCATTCGAGCTTGCCTTCCTCGTCTGCGACCGTGTAGACGACGTTGCCGCCCTCCAAATGCTCGATCTTCGCAGCCAACGTGTAGCCTTCTTTACAGATGATCTCGCCGTCGATGGTCAGATCGAACGCCTCGACCATGCTGGTGCCGACCTTTTCCTGATAATGGGTTCCGTTTGCCTCGTCGTAGCCGGTCTTGTAGACCTTGATCTCGGTCGCATACGGTTCGCCCATTTCATAGCTGAGGGGCTGTCCGTAAGCAGCGGCCTTCTTGCCGTACCGGGTCAGGAGCTTCAGCACGTTCTCGCGCTCATTCTCCGGGATGGTGTACACGTTCTTCACGGATATTCCTCCTTACAGAACATCGAGCAGATCGCCGAAGTGATTGTCGATCAGCAGCTTGCGCAGCGCCTGAGCTTCTTCGCGCATCCAATCGCCGGTGGAAGAGGTGTCGCCTTCGGACAGCTCTTCGAGTGTTTCGATGTCACTCAGGGCTTCGTGCGCCGCCCATAAGAGCCTGCGCTGAACGGCCTCGACGAGAATCATCTCGACGACTTCCTGAGCAGCTTTCCAGCCCTCGCTGTCCATCTCATGGACATCGCGGGCAGTCAGAGCGATGCGGTAGCCGTTGATGGTGAAGAGCTTGTTCTCGGTCATATCGGTCATCCTCCTATCAAATCAGGCCAGCTTCGGCCATGCTCTCAGCGGTGATCTTGGCGATCTTGGCATCCATGCCGTCAGCGATCAGATCAGCGACCAGCTTCTCGATCTTCTTCTTGGTGAACTGCTTCGCGTGGCGCTTGATGCTTTCCACGTTCTTCGCACACTCATAGGCCTGATTGAAACCGACGATCTCGACTGCCATTTTCCGTTCCTCCTTGGGATTTCTTATCTTCATTATTATTATACTATATTATCTTATAATTGTCAATAGGAATACGAATTAAAATAACGTATTTACGATATTTTTCGGCATAAAAAAGCTCCCGCGTCGCTGCGGGAGTTGGATTATTGATTCTGTTCGTCCAGCCAGTTGATCGCCAGCTCTTCGAGGATGTTCGACACGCTTCTGCCAGCCGCCTTCGATGCTGCTTTCAGCCGGTCACGGGTATCTGCGCTGACTGAGATCGTGATTGTATACTGCTTCGACGTCGGACGGGCCGGGAGGCCGAGGTCGTGGAGCTGTCGGAGCAGCTCCGGGTTATTCACAACCGCCGTTGCGCCGGTGTTGATGACATCTTCGATGGTGTACCTCTGCTTACCGATGATGAAGTGCGGTCCTTCCGCGTCCACCTCAAACATACCGTATGAGGTCTGACCGTCCGGGTACGCCAGCATTACTCTTGCCATTATATCTCTCCTTCCTATGGTCGATTATATTATAACCGTCTTCGCCTCAAAAATCAAGAGGCAAGGGCAGCTACATTCTCCCGGACAAAAGCAGTAGCAAGCCGCTCATTTTGAATCAGGTCCATTGCCAGATTTGCAACCGCCTCGTCATCCTTGCCAGTCGCCCGCTTGATGAACGGCCTGATCTTATCAGCAAGAGCTATAAACTCGTCAAACGCCTTGCTCGTGTCGGCTGCACCCATGATGCAGAAGGTAAGGGAACGCATGAGCGCACCCGCCTTAACAAAACAGAGTATCATCTCTTCTTCAGGTCGCATACCGCACCCCCCTCAAAACACCAAGGCATCATTGCCGTGTGCCTTCTGGAACCTGTACCAGTTCAGCAACATCACCATATCACCGGCGCTGATCTCGTACTCATTCTCAAGGGCGCGATGGCCGAACGGGTCATCTGGTGCTGAGAGTGTGCGCACGGTGATCGGACCATCAATCACCTTCTGCGAAAGCCGAATCCTTCGGTCGTTGTTGACCTCCAACGCAGGCTGACCGACCATTGTTACCTCCGGCTTGTGTTCAACCTTTGCAACGCAGTCATAACCGTCGCAAAACTGCTTGACGTGGATGTATTCTCCCGCATCCCAATTCTCACCGGCCTTCATCTCGGCTTCTTCTGCGGTATCGGCTTCAATTTCAACGTCACACACAAGGTGTTCCGTGATCGACACATTGAATTTCATCAGCCACTCCTCCTCTCATAGACGGACACCGTGCCATCAGACATCTTTACATTGATGCGTGGCGGGTATTTCGCAGACACCTTTGCCGGGAGATGGTGCTGCGCAACGATTTCAACAGCAGTAACGTGCTGATTCTCGCGCTTGACGCAGTCGCTCTTATCCTTGTAGAGCGTACCGCAGTAATCGCATTTGAACTGCTCAACCCTTTTCATATCAACCCCATCCTTTCTCTTCGGCTTCCTTGAGATAATCCTCCCTCGCATTGAGGAAGGCATCGGACAGCGCGGGATCTTCGGCAATTTCCTCAAGGGTGTAGCCAAGGGCATCCAACGTGCTGGATACATCTCGGGTATAGGCGTACTCGTGATTCGCCAGCTCGTAGCGGAACATGTGGTAGAGATAGCCGGTGCCGTCTTTGTCAGCTGCAATGGCTTCCTTGCGCTCCTTATCGTGGCGGGCAAACAGATCGAGGAACGCCTGCTTGTCGCTCTCGCGGATGAAACCGCCTCCGGGAATGGCGATGATCTTTTTCATATCCCTTTTCGGGTTAAGACCCAGCTCGCGCATCCCGCGCTCAAGGGATTCCTGAGTGAACGCAAACTTCATCGGGAAGGCGTTGACCTCTGCCTGATGACGTTGCTTCATTTCGATGTACGGGTTCATTCCTGTGTACCTCCTTCACTTTTCTGGAAACCATCCGGCTGATCGAGCAGGTAGACGGACCGACCGAGCCAGAATGAGTAGACCGACTTATACAACTTGCCGTCGAGGATAACCGGAGTGCTGATGTGATGGCTCGCTTCGCCGCCTGCAAGGACGTAGATGGTGAAATGCTCGTCCTTATACTGATCGAAGCCGTACTTGCGCTTGCGTTCTTTGCTGACGCACATATCCGGCGCGATCTTCTGCAAGACCAGCGGTTCCGCGTTGGAGATTGCCTCTGCACTCGCCATCCTGCGGAGCGTTTCATTGAGCAGATCACCCAGCTTCACACAATCCTCATCGGTGACATCCTCGACGAAACTGCCACCAAACCTCATATCAGTGGTAAAGCGATTGATCGCCCGAAGGACACCGCCGATCATTATCCGGCCATCGAACACTTCGCTGGGTTTCGTCCAGATCTCCACGATTGCATTTGCATACGGCTGTGGGCCTTTGTTTGCAATCGAGAGCAGATAGTTCTTGGTCAACATTTGCTACCCTCCATTCTGGCGAAGCGAGGGAGGAAGAAATCCCCGACAAGGCCCGTCGAGCGGTCAATATGGCGCTGGATTCCGCAGAAATCATGCGCGAAGTTGAAGTCGTCAGCCTTCAGCCATTCTTCGAGGCGCAGGGTGAACTGCTTATTCGCATGGTCCACATCCATCATCTGCGTGATGTGGTCGCCAATGGCAATGCCCATTTTCTGAGCGCGGACAACGATCTTGAAGATCAGGTCATACTCCTGCTTGCGGTTCATAATCGAATCCTCCTATCAATTCCAGCCGTAAACACGGCCAATTTCCTTGCCAATGCTGCGGGTTACGCGGCTGATGTCCTGCGGAGTGGCAACGCCGCGATAGAGCTTGTCCTTCAAATTCTCGCGCTGGGTATCGGTAGTACCGTCCTTCCACGCCCGGAACAGGCAGTTGTTCCTGCCGTCGTGGTGGATGGAGATGCTGCGCAGGTTGCCGTAGCCGTCAACGTACCACTCAACGCACTCATTCGGGTCGTACAGGCAGTCGCGGATGTTGCCAGATTCGATCTCCTTGTAACCCATACGACGGCCATTCCAGAGGCCGAGGTCAGCGATCACCAAGATCGGCTGGCTGAGCTGGATGTTGAGGTTGCAGCGTTCGTCATCCAGATAGTCGTTGTTGGTATCGACCATCAGGCGGTACAGCGCATCCTCGTCATCCGCGTTGATGTGCGGGTACTCTTCGAGCAGATCATCCCGCCAATCGTCCAGATCAAGGTCAAGATTGCTCCAAATGACATGCTTGGTTTTCGCCACGGTCAACACCTCCTCAGAACGAATAATCGTAGTATTCATGGCGACAGACCGAGATCGGCTTGCCGTCCTTGTGACCGCCGTAGATGAAGCAGCCCCACTTTTCTGACCACCGCGCCTGATATACCGTGCCGTGGGGGTCGCGCTCGTAGCGGTAGTCCTGACAATCGCTCATGCCGTTTTTGTCAGTTCTGAAGGCTGAGTCTCTTTGAATCCAGAGGCTGCACCTCGTTCGCCGAATGATCGTACCCGCGTGACTATCAGACCAAAGATTGACGGTCACGCCATCGCCGACGCGCAGGTCCTGATGAAGCCGGATGCGAAACGGACGCATGATCTTGTCGATCTCTTCACCCAAGCAGGTCTGCTGGTGAGCTTTCTCAAGTTCGACCTTGTAATCGTCGATGGTGAACTTCTTCGGCTTATCCATGATGCCGAGCGGGTCATGCGGTCGCGGATTCGGACGGGCCTCGCCGGTTTCTGCCCACCGGCCATCGAAGGTTTCACCCTCAAAGTAACCTTCCGCGTCGTAGTAATCGACGCGCAACCAGCCGTTACCCTGATAGGTGTTGAGGACGATGCCGTTCTTTCGGCTGACGTACAGGGCAACATTCTCGCCGTCTGCGCTTGTGCCGACGTACATGTTCAAGCTGTCGCCGTACTGCTGGATGATCTGGCGACGAACCTCGATGTCCGAGAACCGGGACGACAATTCGTTAGGGATGCTGTTCACGGTAGACCTCCTCACTTCGTTTCGACCTTGAAGGTGACTTCGTGGCCGGGATTCTCGGCGATCAGCTTTCGCTTCAGATCATCGACCATCATGTTGTTATCGAGCGCCGCCTGAATGACCTCGACCAGACGCTTACCATCGAGGTAAGCCCAGATATACTTGCGCTTGTATGCCATAGCTAAACCTCCTTACTGATGAACCAAGGTCAGCTCAAACTCGCATTGCTTGAGCGTTTCCACCTTTTTGTCAGGCAAGAAAACGTAGATGATGCGGGTCGGCCTGCCCTTGATGTTCTCCATACCGAATTGCATCTGCTCCACGTTCTCGTACCTGCGGTTGGTCGCCTTCGTGCGATCATAGAAGAACGCCGTCACAGCCATCACACCTCCTCAACGTCAAAGCATCGACGAATCTTTTCACCAAGCGCCCACATGATAGAAGCCACATCCTGCTCAGTCTCGCTGTGCTGCAAGATGTCGAGCGCGATCGGGTAGAGATCATCGCCGGTGATGATCTGCTTATCGGCCAAGGCGCGAACCTTGTCGAACATCGCATCATACTGCTCGTTGGTGCCGCAGGAATACAGGTTACATTCGCAGCACATGCTACGGACGTCGCTCATGGAAAGACGCTGGATCTCGGTGATCTTAACCTTCATGGGAACCATCCTTTCTGCTGGGATTTGCCGCCCAGCCCGGCGTTGAATGTTACTTCTTGAAACCGGCATCTTCTTCGATGAAACCCATCTTGATCGCACCCTCGACCCATTCCTTTGAAGGAATCTCTTTCTTGCCGACCACGAAGTCCTGAGAGGCCACACGGTACATCCAAGCGATGCGGTTCCACGCACCAGCCAGAGTGCTGAAACTATCGACGATCAGACCGTTGACGGTCACGCAGAAACCTGCGCCGTTGTCACAAACCATAACCTTGTTCTTCATACGAGCAGCCCCCTTGATTTCGTGGTTGGTGTGATTTCTTATCTTCATTGTTATTATACTATAAAATCTTATAATTGTAAATAGGATTACGAGAGAAAATAACGTATTTACGATAAAATGCAATAAAAAAGCCGCCACCCCGAAGGGCAGCGGCTCTCTGCGTTGATTCACTTATTCATTGATATCCGAGAAAAACAGTTGCTTGAAAACCTGATGGAAGCCCGTGGACGCGAGGCCGGAGAACATGCCGCCCAGCAGCACAACCGGCGTGATGCCCTCGCCCCAGTGCGACCACACTGCAATCAGCAAACCCACAACCGCGACGATAAGAGGAATGTATTTGTTGTCCAGCGGCGTGCAATGCTTGATAAGCAGGCCAATAACGATGCAGATACCTACGATAACATAATCGAGGTAGGTGTTCAGCCACGATACGTCGCCGGGGTCAAGCGGCTGAACGGGTTCGGGCGTGGCCGCGCCTGCGGTCTGCGCAACTGCAAGGCAGGGGAGCGCGAAAACGAGCATCGCGCACATGATGATGGATAGAATCTTCTTCATTGCAAGTCCTTCCTTTCGTTTATAAAAAGCTGTTGTTGCGCTGGCAATCGTGATAAAGTTCAACGATATAGGCATACTCTGCGTCGAATACGCCGTTTTCATCGCCGTACTTGTCCAGCAGTTTGTGGTACTTCTCGTTGAGTGCGATAATGTGATGGAACTCATCTTTCGTGTGCTTCACATGGTTCCGGCAGGCATTTGCGAAGTCCAATACCTCCCATCGAATCCTGTCCATCTCGTTTTCGTCGATGGACTTGCGCTGCTGATCCGCCCTGATCTCAAGCCCGGAAATCCGTTGCAAGACTTCACCGTTGATAGCCTTGCCAATCCACTTGATGATAGCGGTGATCGGGCTGCACTTGATGGCGGGGGTAAACTGAACAAAGAGACCTATCGCAAAAATCACAAAAGACCAGTGTTCCAGACACCAGTCAAAAATCACCTTGAGCGTGATTTCCTGCTGCATGGGTATCATCCTTTCTCGCCCACAGGCTCATGTAGCTCATGGGCGACGCGCCCATGCGGGTTCCGTCAGGTTACTTTGGAAAACTCGGGAGAAATCCATACGATGCGGTTCTTCCAGCGACCGGCGTTCCAGCCGTTGGGTGCGGTAGCTACATACTCAATGGATTCTCCCTCGTCCAGACGACCCACCGAATCGTATTCGGTTGAATCTCCGACGCGAGCGTTGACGGAATTTGCCGTAACCGTGATGATTTTCTTTTCTGCTGCGGAGGGTGGCGCTTCCTGCTCCGGCTGTTCTTCCAGCTGCTCCTTTTCGATGGACGCGAGCGAAGATTTCATGGCCGAAAAGGACTTGGGCCCAAACTTTCCGTCCACATCAAGGGCGCTTGACCTCTGGAACGCCATGACGGCTTTCTCAGTTCGGCTTCCGAAATCTCCGTCCGCGCCGTAACTGCCCAGATCATAACCAAGCATCATCAGGTTCGCCTGCATTTCCTGTACATCGCTGCCGGTGTCGCCCCTCTTGAGGGTTCGGCTGCCAAGGGTCTGGCTGCTCGGTGGCGTGGAAGGGACGGGCGCTGCGCTATCGCCATCGCCGTATTCGATCTCACGGAAGTACCCGGCGTGCGTCCAGCCGTTTTGCAGGGTGGAGCCCGCCACGCGGCCCATGGTGGCGCTGGAGTGTACCACATTGCAACTGCGCGGCTTTCCGTACTTGTCCGTGTCGATCAGCGCGTCTTCCCCGGCATATAGCCCGACGTGACTGAAGTTTCCAAGGCCGTCCGCATGGTATTCCTTAGGATAATCGCCTCCGTCCTCATGGATGAAAAGCGCCATGCCCGGCCTAAGACCGGCCTTTTTTGCTTCCTTGAGCGTCGTGAGGCCGCTCACGGCCCGCGCCATGGCGTTGCTGCCGGAATAGCTCATGCTTCCTCCGGCTTTTCTGACAGCCTCTTCAATCATCCCCTGACAGTCCATTTCATCGTAAGACCTGTCTACAAGGCGGATGGCTGCCTGTACGACGGCTTCACCCGTTGGTTTTCCCATCTTTCTCAACTCCTTACAGGTCAATCGCAGCCGCCGAAGCGCACCAGTCGTCATACCGCAGCCGTATGTCAGCTTCAAGCTCCGGCCACGGCACTACGCCCAGTACCGCCCTGACGGAAATGTCGTATTCCCTGATGCCTAGGTTGGTGTCGTATGTCTGCACGTCCGGGGCCAGGTAAACATCCACAAGCCCGTCATCGCGCGGTACGATATCGTAGAACTTTCTGGCTTTCCCGGGATGATCGCGTGGCTTGTTCGCGTTAAATCTGCTCATAGATGATTTTCCCTTCTGGTGAACTCTGATGCGAAAACACGATGTTTTCCTCAATCCAACGCCGGAGGTTGTAGCCATTGCAGTGCTTCGTAAGGCCGTGGTAGCTGTTCACTGCCTGCAAGGCTTCGTCGATGCTGATTTCCCCTTCCGCATAGCGCTCTGATAGGTGCATAAGCGCCCGCTTGATATGTCTCGTGGTCTTTTTCCTCAATCTCATGCCGTGCGGTGTGATGAGATAGCCCACGAACTCGACCGGCTGCGTCGCTGGTACAATGTTGCTTTTCGGGCTGATGGTCAGGCGAAGCTCCGCTCGAAGGAATGCCGTAATGGTCTCAAGCAACACTTTGGCCTCGTCCCTTTTGCAAATGATGGCAAAATCGTCCATATATCGCAGATAGAAGCGCTGGCGCAGGGAGTGCTTCACGAATTGATCAAGGCGGTCAAGGTAAATATTCGCCGTTTCCTGACTGGTCAGGTTTCCGATGGGCATACCGACTTCGTACAGCCGTCGATCACGAGGGCAATCGTCAATGCTTGCGCCCTCTGGCAATCCAAATGGCAGGTCTGGGTTGTTGATGATCGTGCCTATCAACCAAAGAAACCACTCATCGTCGGTGATTTGGGAATAGATTCGCAAGATTACCTCATGATCTACTCTGTAGAAATACTTGCTGATATCGCCTTTCACAATGGCCCAGTCTTTTGCATCCGGCTTTCTGCTGATAAGCCGAACCCAATTCAGCAGGCATTGTGCCGCTGCAAGCGTTCCCTTGTTCTGGCGGCAACCATAGCTGTGCTGGATGAACCTTTTTTCCATGTATGGATTGATTTGCCGATAGATCGCCCATTGCACGATGCGGTCTCGAAATCCGAGCGCCATAACGAGACGCGGTTTCGGGTATCGCACATAGAACTCTCGGTAATTACCGACTGTATAGCTCCTGTCAAGAAGCTCGCGTTGGATTTCCAGCAGATTTTCTTCCAGTCCGAAGCTGAAAGTAATAACTTCGTTGCGATACCGCTTGCCGCGAGCGGCTTCGCGGTATGCCGCGAGGAGATTATCAAACGAACAGATGCGATCTTTCAGGTCATGCAGCTTTTCCAAAAAAGTCACTCCGTTCTGCTGCGCGTGGCGTTTCCGCTGTGCGTAGGCTGTCGGGTTGTGCTGCGGGCAGCCATAGCTTTCCGCCCTTCCGGGCGCTTCGCAGCGATGCCCGCGACTATCGTCTCCGGGCTTTTCATTTACCGGGTACTCCCCGGAAGGGAACGCGCCCCTCCCAAACAAATTGAATGGCCGCGATGCGTAATCGTCAGGCCTTTTTGATGCTGCTGGGAGCGGGGGCGGGCACCATAGTTCCTGTTCGCGTTGGAGCGCGGGTTGTTGCAATTCTCGTAGCCGAGGCCCATGTTGCCGCCGTTGTTGTAGTTGCCGCCGCGCCGGGGGAAACGCTGAACCACCGAAAAACAGGCCAAGCCCAAATCGCGGCACGTTCCCTGCGATTTATTCGTTTTTCTTATTGATGCCCTGAATCCATCCGCCAATCAGCTTGCCGATTTCCGTCAGCTTTTCTGCCCAAACCCCATAGGTATGATCAGACAGTAGCTTGCGCTTCTCTCCTTTCTTGTCACAAAACTCCGTCGCATTTGCCTGACGGACGAATACCTTGAGAATTTCCTTCTCCGTGTCAAGCTCTTGCAGCGTGGTCTTGTTGTAATCCTTGAGCCTCGCCTTCGTCGCAAGCCGAAGAAGCTGAATCATCTGCCGGTAGACGTCTTCGCCAAGCGTATAGCGATAGAACGGGGGCCACCTGCCGATGATCGGCCTTGCGAACGCAATCATATCCTCGATCTTCTGGCAGGTTGGGCCTATATAGCCGAAATCAACAGCCATCGTTTTTCCTCCGTGGCCAGGGGATGCGCTATCGCGCACCCCCCTCAGCCGTTCAGGGTTCAGGATTCAGCAGTCCAGAGGGAGCGGGGGCGGGCACCATAGTTCCAGGACGCGTTGGAGCGCGGGTAGTTGCAATACTCGCAGCCGAGGCCCATGATGCCGCCGTTGCCGTAGCCGCCGCCGCGCCGGGGGAAACGCTCGTCCGCCGTGAACTGCATGTAGTAATAACCCTTCATCGTGCTGCCGCTGGTCGGGAAAAGGCCCAGCTCTCGCACGATGTAAGGGATGTGTGGGAGGTTGGCGCTGTTCACGGCAAGATCCTTGAAGTACGTCCCGCGATATTCGTTATCGTAGGTGGGAATGGCCGTGTCCAACGTGATCTTGCTGTTCAACCAGTTCCAGTGCAGCGTTCCCGTCGTTCCGGGTGCCACGAGGGTATATCCGTCGTCGCTGGCGTTGGGCAGAATGGCCTTCCACGCTGCGCTGGTGGATGAGAGGTCGGCGTCCGGGCTGGCGGCGTTGTTGTTCTCAAGGATTTGCAGCTCATTGCCCACGATGCGATAGCCGTAGTCCTGCTCGAACTGGTTGCCCACGATGTCGCATACGCTGCCGGGCGTTCCGTCCAGATACCAGTCCAGCGGGCCGGAGCCGTTCAGCGTCAGAATGGTACTCTTGGGCCAGCTTGCGTCGCGCATCGTCGGGTAGGCATCCGTGCCGCCGATCTGTTTGAGGCGCTTCCAGTACAGCGGCGACACATCCGGGGCAAGTTCGGCGCTGGTGGTATGGGCCTGAATGCACTCATAGAGCCAGCCGTTGAAGCCTCGCTTCGTGCCAACCGTCACGGCCTTGCCGTACTCGTATCTCGAAGCGTCCTTGTAGCAATGGCCGTAGTCGCTATTGCCTCCGGGGTTCCAGCCGTTCTTTTGCGCCAAGAGAAGCAGGAATCCACAGTCGGCAACGGTCATGCCGGAAACGCCGCCGCCGAACGCCCTGATCTGGGAAAGAAACTGGTCTGCCGTGCGCGTGTGCGCGGGCGGCATGTTCGGCAGGCTGTACAGCGTTCCACCGTCCGAGCCGGAGCCGGTAAGGGACGCCGCCTTGAACTTACCGAGCAGGATATAGTCCTGCTCCTGCCCGTTGATGATGAAAGCCGGGTGCGTGTGGTCAGGGAGGGATGCATCAAGATCGCTCGACTTCATCTTCGGAAAACGAACGAAAATGGACGGGTTTCCCTGCGCGTCGTACTTCACGACATTGTCATACATCCGAGCCAGAAATTCCAGCGGAGAATTAGTCACCGTCCGCACCGCCCATCATTTCCACCAGCTCCTGGTATTCCTCGACCGTGATCCGGTCGGCCATCAGGAAAACGTCCAGCTTCATCATGGTGCCCTCGCGGTCGTAACCGCCTTTCTGGATAATTCGCTTCATGAGTTTGTAGGTCATCATATTTTCCTCCAATCGTTTCAGGTCGTGTCTGTAAAGTCTTTCGGTAAGAAAAACGGCGATGATGTTACGCATCCATCATCGCCACCAGTTCCTCGTACTGCACGGTCGTGATTCGGTCGGCAGCAAGGAAAGCATCGAGCTTGTTCATCGTGCTCTCGCGGTCATAGCTGCCGCGCTCGATGATCCTTTTCATCAGGTTGTACGCCACTTTATAGCACCTCCTCTCCAAAGGCGAGCATCGTCACTTCGTATAGCATTTCGGCGATCATGTCGTCATGCTCCGCTACGATTTCCGCGCTGTTATTTCGCTTCTGCGCAGCCTCGCGGTAAGGGCCGTAGATTTCATTCTCGTGCGCTGCACGTTCCGCTTCTTCCTGCTCAATCTGTTCGGGCGTTCGATCCTGCGAAGCATCCATGGATTCAGGCATCAATTAACACTCCTTTCCGGGTCAGCTAGCAAGTGTGGCAAGCTGCTCTTTCATTTTCTCAATCTCCATCGCCTGCGATTGCATGATGCAGGCCAGCCAATCAAACGCGACGGAGAAGTGCAGGAGCGCTTCTTCGCCGTTGTTCAGATTGGTGGCGGAGATTGGCGTGCCTTGCTGAATAACCTCTCCGGGAGAAGCCTCGTGCGTAATGCTTCCGTCGTCGTTCTCGACCTCGGTATAGGTGTTGGGGCGTTCAACAACATGATCGGCCCAATTCACTCGTTTGTATGCCACTGCTCATTCCTCCCTTCTCAGCTCTCGGTGATGGTAATCGCAAAGCGGTAAAGGATTCCTTCCTGTGCTGCTTTGCGCGTGATGGATTCTACCTTGCTCGCCCACAGCCGCCCGCTGTGGTCGTAGAGCTGCACCTCAGTGACGGTGATCGTTCCGCTGATGGTGTGGTCGATCAGAAATGTGATTGCCACACGACCATCGTTAAGAATCTCCGCGCTTTGAATCGGGGATTTATAGTAGGTGTCCCCAACCTTGAATTTCGCGTAAGCGATATTGTCCGTGAAGCATTGCTTCAAGGCCGTAATCGCCGTAGTGGTCAGCATTGGCCTCGCTCCTTTCTGTTACAGGCTCCGTATTCCTGCTTTCATGGCTCCGCACATGGCGTAGCAAATCGAAAAAGCCTCCCCAACAGGAGAGGCTCTGATAGAAGAAGATTCTACATTGCCAGTTACGTTGTACTGCGGACGCTCCCCGGTTTCGCAATCGCCCGCTGCCGGGTAGGGAAAAACGTAGTGCTGCGCGTCCAAGCCGACATCGACATCAGCGCTTGCGCCAGATGCGGATATGTTCACCTCTGGGCTTGTGCCAGAAAGTGTGTACGGAAAGAGATAGGCTGTTCCGACGTTTTCCACGTCGATTTGGCTCTCGCTTTCAGCAAACCGAATGTTTGTCTGCGGAAGCTGGCCCGTTTTCGCTGTGTCAGTCATTCGGTACGAGAACCTCCAATAGCCGGTTTCGATTCCGATAATGACGTTGGAGCTTCCTTGAAACGCAAGGTTGTATGACATATGGCTGTGCTTATTTTTATTGATATACGCCTCTATGTCATCTACGATTGCATTTCGCATCCCGTCCGTATTGTCGATATAGACGCCGAACGTGAAATCGTCTATGTGATCAACGACCTCCGCCTGTCTGCCGGTAAGGTTGTAGATGTATTGCTCAAGCACGAACGGGGTAAATGCGGCTGACTTGGCGCGGGCGGCCTTAATTGCGGCCCTGCGTTCCTCAAGCGCCTGCGATGGGCGGGGCGTGATGCCATACCGCTGCTCCCACAACTCAATCGCCCATGTCACGCTCTGCGGAAAAAGCTGGTCTGGAAAGGTATCGACAATTTCGCGCAGGCCGTCATATTCCCGGCCAATGGCCTCGAAAAGCCATAGCCCAACATAGCTGTTATCGTAGATGGGGGAAACTCTCCCGAGCATTTTCTCCGCGCTGGGACTGGTGATGATCGTGTATCTCAAGGTTTCAGACATCACGTTTCCTCCCCAAGCTCCAATGTGGTAATCGTGGGGTAATCGTCCACGGTAATGGCTATGTTGTCCTCCGCGCCGTTGAGCAGCAGGTTGGAGTAGTCGATGACGCCCGGCGTTTCGGAAAGCACGCTGCCGATACGCGTCCAGCGGATACAGCTTTCGGCCTTGGCTTCCTCGAAGTAGGCGAGCAAAGCAGCCTTGTACGCCGCCGTCACCTCTTCGATGGTCGTGTCATCCTCGATCATCACGTCTGCGCTGATAGCGACGGAAATCGGCTCGGCTGTGGAGACAATCAAAATTGCCCCAATCGGGGCGAGACGCTGCTGCCTGTCGTCGGGCGATATGATGTGGTCATAGACCGCCTGCCGAATCGTGGAGTTTGCCGGTGCTCCGTTGGAATCCATAACGATAAGCTTTACCGTGCCGCTACCCTTTCCCTCTGATTCAGGGATGACAACGACCGAGCCTACACCGTCCACCTCCTGCGCCCACCGCCTGTAGTCAGCGTCGTTTCCGATGAACGATCCGTCGCTGCTCTTGTCGCGTTCTTCAATACGGGCGCGGAGGGAATCATCGCTTTCCGCTTCCGTCCCGCCTGAGGCTGCCGATGGATTTGTAGCAGAAGATATACCGTTCATCGGCGATGACATCAGCGTGATGCTGTTTGCAGGGACGTTGCCGATCATGCCGGTTTCCGTGCAGCGAACGAGTGCGGATGCTTCGCCATCAGCGTCAAGCGTAACGCTCTCAACCACGGCAAATTCGATGCTGGCAACGTCGTTCGACTTTGGCGTGGCAAATAGAAATCCAGCGGGAACAATGGTGCCTGTCGTCCCCTTGATGGTCAGGGTCGTCTCTGCCGCCTGCGCGCTTCTGCGGGTAAGTCCGACCTCGCCCGCGATCATGTCAAGGTATCCGCCATATGACCACGCTGGAAAAAAGACCTGTATGGCATCGTTGATGGAAACCATCATTTCCGCTTTTTCAAGCGCGGCAGGCCGGGTGAAGTCGTGCGCAAATCCTCCCTCGGTTTTGTCGATGTCGTCCGGCAGGGCTTCGAGCATTCGAGCGTGGATAACGTCGTCGTCCATGTCGGATAGAATCTGCGGCGGAACATAGGAGCCGCTGCCCTGTTCCATGATGTTTCACCTCCCTGTCCTTAAACCACTTCAAGATATACGTCAAAGGCGGCCCACGCCTTGGGTTTCACTACAAAGCTGATGTTGAGGACGTTTGCATTCCATGTAAAGTCGAAATCATAAACGCGCTCGGTGCTGGCGTTGACCAGCAGGGCGTCGGTAATTGTTCGTTCAAACGCAGTCTGTACAGCTTCCCTGCTCGGTTCTGCCATCGAACTTTCTTGGTCTATCCCAGTACCCATGTAGCTCAGGCAGGCCCTCTGCTGGGTTTTTAACACTTTTAACACCCATGCTTTGTAAGCCTCATACCCATCGGCTATCAGCACGCGGTTTGCGCCATCCCGGACGAAATCCCCCTTCTCAAAGTCGAAGTATGGAGCAGGCTTGAACGTCTGTTCTTCATCTGTGCTGATCGGTCGAAGCGTCGGTATCTCAAAGACGGGATAAAGCGAATCAGCCATATCCACCATCTCCTTCTCCAAATATCTCAGATGCTGACTTGATGATGTCAATCACGACCGCGTCATTGTACACCCAGGCAACCAGGACGCGGTCTCCAGCCTTGAGACATCGCTGCGATGGGCGTGCGATGTCTACGCCATGGTCGTGCGCCTTCTGCGAAGACGTGGTGTAGTTTGTAAATATATCCAGCATAGGAACCTCGACCAAGTGATCATGCGGCTCCGGGCTGCTCTTCAAGTCCGTTGTACCCTCAAGGATAAGCTCATCGTCAAATTTGTGCCGGTGCGAGCGGTTCTCTGCTATGGTTTCAGCCGACGTAATGACTTCCGAATTGGGAAGGACGCATCCCCGACACACAAGATAATCTGTGGCCGGGATTGAGATGGGGTACGTGTTGGTCAACAATGCTCCGTCTGCCTGAATGATGCCAAAATCGAGCACTAGGGACGTGTTGCTTGCGTCGCGGGCCAAGCCTACCATGATTCCGGCGAGGTGGCTCATGCCGGGAGAATTATCGCCTTTGCTCATGCAGGCTCCACCTCCATTTGCATCGTCATCGTCGTCGCATTGTGAGAGATTCCCTTGACGTGGAAAAAACCGAGAAGACGGTCTGTAGTAACGTAGATCAGGTCTCCTTTCCTGACTGCCGGGAAATCCGGCGATGTGAGCTTGATTGTGCGCTTTGGATCGCCCTTCTCGTCGAGAACGTCCTGCGCCTTGGCCTTTGCTTCTTCGAGCGTAAGGCTGCCCATTGTCTGGATGTCTTGCAGGATGCCGTACTCGGTGCGGCCCGAGATGGAAGTTTCGACACTGGGCCGCCCTTCGTCGTCCTCCTTGCCCATAATGACCACGCGGGTTACAAGGTTGACCATGCTGAATTTGTCGCTGGTTTGGATAAGGTTCATATCCGCGCTGAAATGATAGACCGTGGAATTGGAACCATATGCAACGACATAGGCCGCGCCTTTTACGGCGCGGATGAATGCCTTGCCGCCTCCGAGCTTCTTCGCTTCGTCCAGCGTCTCGTTCAGCATGCTTGCAATCGTCTTGTTCTTGTAGGTGATCTTTTCGTGCGCGACGTTCGGCCCGTCGTATCCGCCAAGCGTGATTGCCCAAGTTGAAAGGATGTTGCTGATTATCGACCTTGTGCTTTTCCCCTTCGAGAAGTAGAAGAAATCCTTTGACTTCTGAAGGTAAAACAGAAGGTCGTAGCAGGTAAGGATGATCTCGTCGTCATGAATCTGCGAGTGCTGCCACTCCCATACCATGCCACGAAAAATCTCCTGCTGTCCTTCGCCCCAGTCGGCGTAAAGGTATACCGCAGTACAGAGCGCTATAACGTCGGCAAGCCTGCCGTTCCCATATGGGATATCGCGAAGCGTAAGATTCAGCCGGATAGCAAGTTCGCTCTCGTTTTCTTCCCACGCTATATTTTCAGCAACCTCGTCGAGGCGAAGCTGCTGACCGTTGGACATGAGCGCAATAACGTAATACTCTACTTTTGACAGATCTATCAACGCTGTTCACCTCAATTTGATGGCAGCTTGAAAACCTGCCCGGCATAGATCGTGTACTTGCTGACCGGCTTGCCCGCATTTCGCTTGTCAATGGCGGCTTTGTTCAGCTCATAAATTTCCGTGTACCGGCTCCCGCTTCCAAGCGTCTTCTTTGCGATGGAGTAAAGGCTGTCCCCGCTCTGTACTGTATAGGTGGTACTCGTGCCTGATGTGCTTCCACTCGTCTTCTTGCTGCCGGACGCGCTGTTGCCGGAGCTTCCCGATGTGCTGCCGGAAGTCGAGGATTGCGTACCGACCAAGACGTAGCTGCTGTAAACATACGCCTCTCCGTTTGTGCCGCCTGAATACGGGATGACGTACCAGTTTCCATCCTTGCGCAGGATGGTAATTCTTGCGCCGTGGTTCAGTCTGCCGATGGACTTGGAGCCGGTGGACGGCTTCTGCCGCACATTGAGATAACTCGACGTGTTCTTGATTGAGACGACGCCGCTCGTCGGCGTAGTGTTGCTGGCGTTCGCTCCGCTGGTGTTTGGCACCTGCGTCTGCGTCTGCGTGGTGGAAATCAAAAGGTCGCGCCTCATGGTCAGTGTGATCTGGTAAGAAACCGAATCTGCGCCAAAGAACTCGTAAGAAAGAGCTTCGATAAACACATCCGCGCTGATTGAAAGCTCCGTTGCCATAAAGCGAAGCGTTTCACCGTTTTCCTGCCAATAGTTGAGGAGATCAATGATGCGCTGCGGTTCCTGCCAGTCAAACACGAACGAAGCAGCTCTCATGCTGCGTCCGGGAAGCGTGCCGTTCCAAGAATACCCCGTGAGCGTAGACCCACGGGGTATCTTGACTTCGCCTCTCTTGATGATATTGAACGAAACGGAAAGAGCGCCGGTTTTGACATTCAGGCGGTCTGGGACCATGGGAAAGCGGAGCCGGACGCCGGACGAATCGCTTAGATAGAAGTCCATGTATTAAGCCCCTTTCCTTATGCCATGTTCAGGAGAATATCTTCAAGCTGATCTGCAATCGCGCCGCCGAGGACTTCCGCAATCTCCGACTGCTTTGCCTTGATCTGCGAGAGGATATCGTCCGAATTGCCGCCGCCTTCGATGTGGAACACAGGGTTGGCGGAAACACTGACGGAGATTCCCGTTCCGCCTGCGCTGCCGTTTCCGTTCCCTGCGCTGACAGGGGGCGGTGAGAAATCGCCGTTATTGTCCCATGAATCATCCGGGAGGCTTCCAAGAACGCCGCTGTAGGGTGCAACGATGCCGCCGTCCGAGAACTCCGCGACACCAAGCATCTCGCCTGCCTGCAACCAAAGCTCAAGGCCGCGCTCTCTGCGTTTTGCGCCGAGCGGAATGATAGCTTCCGGGCCATCTTCGGCAACCCACGAAAGCATGGCTCCGTCGTAGATGCCGCCTTCGGCGTTCAAGGCAACCCTGCCGCCTGCAATACTGATCGTCCTGTTGATGGTCAGGTTGGTATGCGTATGCGTTGACGATGTACTCTTGCCGTCGAGCTGATCGAGTGCGCTTCGGAGCCCGTCAACCTTCGTCTTGCATCCGTCTGCATCGCCGCCAAGAGCTGTAAAGGCAGACTGTACAGCTTCAAGGGAGAAGGAAGAAAGGTCTACCGTGGAGAGCGTTTCCAAAGCTCCGCTAAGCTGGTCGAGACTGCTGATTTCTTCAAGTCCGAGAGCTGACAAAGCCTCATTGACAGCCGCAAGCTGCGCCGCACCCTCCTCGGACGCTGCAAACGTCGCCTGCTGTTCTTGGCTCATGGCTTGGTAGTTGGTTGCGATGGTCTGCACCTGCGTCTGGACGGTCTGCATGACCTCGGCCTTCGCCGCCAGATCGACTACATCAATCGCCTGCGTTTTCTCGCCTTCGGTGAGGTAATCAGTCTGCTGGTTCAGGGCGTTCAGAGCCATAACAGCATCGTCGAACATCTTCCGGCCAGCCTCGTCGAGCGTAGCGTAGCTTGCCGCGACTTCCTCAAGGGACATACCGGCCAGTTCAGAGCCGTGGAAGGTCCAGCCTTCGATAAGCCCCACCTGATTTTGGTAGTTCTGTTGTAGAGCGGCGTTCTGAGCCTGATAGTCGCTCATATACGATGCGGCTGTCTCGTTGGAATAGGTTTGGCTTCTGTTTACCTCGTCGATAGCGCCTTGGAAAAAATCGTTCTCTCCGGGTTTCCATCCGCCGAACAAGCTGTTAGAGCCGAAAAGCAAATCTGGCGTGAGCGTCAGCATGCTTCCGGGCCCTTGATCGTAACCACCGTAGTAATCGCCCCAAGCCTCCCGGATTTCATAACCGCCCCGAAAAAGTTCGTCCTGCGAGATAACGCCAGCTTCGTACTGCGAAAGAAGGCTGGCGCGCTTATCTTCGAGTCCCTGCAGAAAGTTCTTTTCGTCGAATTGCGCATCGGAAAGTGCCGAAAAGGATTCGTAATTCGCAAGCGCTTCGTCGCGTGCAGCAACAGTTTGCGGGACGAGCTCGGCATCTGCGTTTGCGCGGGCTTGCGCCTCAAAAAGAGCCGTCTCTTCCTGAATGCGCATATGCTCCTGATAAGCCTCAAGATATTCCGGGGTAATACGCCCAGCGTCTACGTCAGCTTGGGTGACAACGCCTCCGCTGGTGTCGATCATGTGCTGATAGGCGCTTTGAAGCTCGTCGTTGAGTTCTTTCAGTTCTTCGGTGCCGAGAGAGCCTTCCGCCAAGCTCACGTTCAACTGCGCCTGCTTGTCACCAATTTGGTCAAGCAGTCCAACGATTTCGCTTATATCCTCTTCGTTCAAACCCGACTTCGCCATTTCTGCGGTGATTTCCGCCTCACGGCTTGTAATCTGGTCAAGCTCCGTGTTGAGCGCGACGATATCTTCCTGTCGAAGGCTTTGATCGCTGAGCGACAAGTCAATTTCCGCCTTTCGGGCGTAGATGGAAACCAGCTCATCCGTGTACGCTCTGATTTGATCTGGCGAAAGGCTGCTGTCAGACATGATAACCTCAATCTGGGCGGTCTTGTCCTCAATGCTGTCGATCAATCCCTGAACGTATTCCGCCGTCTGCGGGTTTGTATCGCTGCTCTCGATCTTCAGTTGAAGTTCCTTAACGCGGTCAACCGTATCGCTAAACTCGGTATATGCGCGGGCAGCGTCCTTGTACTCTTCGATGGATTCTGCCGTAGCTTCACTTGAACGCTTGAGCGCCCAACGCTGTTCCTCCTGCGCATCAGAGTAGGCCTTCACACCGATAACCGCCGCTGTAATCGCAGCGGCGGCAGCCCACCCCCATCCGGGGATCGCGGAAAGAACAGCCTTAACGCCGCCAAGAAGCGTGGTGGTCTTTGCAACGCCGCCTGCGGCTGCTACTGCCCCCTGTCCCATGGCTGCGACTGCCGGGGCAGCAACCGTTGCCGCGCTGCCGGTTCCGAGGATGGCCGTCTTGAGCATACCGAACGTTTTGACGGCGCTTCCGATTCCGCCTGCGGTCTTAATCGCCCCTAAACCCAGCAGACCCGCTTGCATCATGGAGGGAGCTTTCCCAAAGAGGTCTCCAATGTTAAACCCGGAAATGAATGAGCTGACGAAGGTCGTCGCTGCTTCGGCTCCGGCCTTCGCAAGCCCTGTGATGTTCAGCCCCTCGAAGTCGATCTCTTCCCCCTTGAGCGCGGCAAAAATACCCGTAATAACGCCGTTGAGAAGTTCCCCAGCGCTTTTCCCAAAGTCCGCAAACTTACCGAGCATTTCGTCCTTCCCGCCTCCAGACCACCAGTTGTCAAACGGCTCGGCGATGATCTTATCCCAGGCGATGAAAAACTTTTCGGCAAATCCATCTGCGTTCTGGAAATCTTCGCTGTTGAACACCCCGGAAATATGCTCCTTCAGCGCAGTCGCCTTTTCGATTCCGACGTCGATGGCGTTTTCAATCGCCGTCTGTACGGCTGGCATCTTGCCGGTCAGCCATTGGACTGCGCTGCGAAGAATGGGATTGAGCTTTTCCATCACGTCAAGCTGCATGGTTTCCATTGCGCCGCTGAGTTCCTCGATGTCGCCCGCGAGATTGTCAAGGCGAACCTTCGACATCTCGCTTGCCGCGCCTTCGCAGTCTTGGAGGGATTCAGTAAGCTCCGCAATTTTCTCCGGGCCTGCTTCCATCAATACCATCATGCCCGAAAGCGCTTCCTGACCAAACAGCGTAACAAGTGCATTCTGCTGTTCCGCATCCGTAAGCCCGGCCATGTTGGTTTTGAGCATACCAACGATGGAGGAGATGGACTTCATCTTGCCGTTGCTGTCGTAGAACGAAAGGTTCAGTCCATTCATGACTTCCAGCATATCCTCTGTGGGTTTCGCCAAACGGGTGAGCGCACCTCGAAGCGTCGTGCCTGCTTGCGAACCCTTTATGCCAGAATCGGATAGCAGACCAATAGATGCCGCAACCTCCTCTAGAGAAAGGCCCATGACGTTCGCTATGGGCGCGATGTACTTCATGGCTTCGCCAGTGTCATACACGGAGGCGTTTGTGCGTGCTGCCGTTTCCGCGAGGACGTCGGCAACATGTGAGGCCGCTCCCGCTTCAAGGCCGAAGCCTCGCAGCGTCGTGGCTGCAATGTCAGAAGCGACGGCCAAGTCCTCGCCGCTGGATGCGGCAAGGTCTAGCATGCCGGGCATGGCATCTACAATTTCGCTCACCGAAAAGCCGGCAGAGGCGAGGTTTTGCATGCCTTCGGCGGCCTGTGTGGCGCTGAATGATGTCGATGCGCCAAGGCTTTTTGCCGTCTCCCTTAAAAGCAGAAACTCGGAATCTGTTGCGCTGGTCAGCGCCCGCACGCCGCTCATTCCTTCTTCGAATCCGTTGAAGGTGTTGAGAACATCGCTTGCGCCGATGCCCATCCCTACAAACGAGAGAGCCATCGTAATTGGGCTGCTGATCATGTTCCAGAGCTTTCGGAATGGAGCAGTGATGAAATCCTTCATCCTGATGGCAACGCTCCACGTCTTTCCCGCAAGGCTCTTCGCGCTGTTCCAAACGTTTTTCAAAATAGGAGAAGCTCTGTCTATCGCGGAAAGCGTAAGGCTGAGCTTCTCCTTGAACATGTTGCGTAAGGTTCTGTTGCTTTTTTCGATTCGCTGGCTGAACTTATCCGCGTTCGCGCTCGCTCCGTCGAAGGAGGAGCCAGCTTTTTGTCCGGCGCTTTTCGCGGAAGAAGCGGCATCGTCCAAAGCGTCCGCTGCCGCTCCAGCCGAATCTGCCGTGTCGTCAAGGTCACCGGCCATGCCGCTGAACGTGCTCTCCGTCTGCCTGATCGCATTCTTGGCGTCGACAGCTCCGTTCTCAATGGCGTCGAACACGTCGCCGACCGTGCTTTTGTTGTTTTTCATGGCGGTAAACAACTTTTGCAGCGTGACCTCAAGGCGCTGCAGCGCGGCGGTATCCGTCTCGTCTACTGCCTCGACCGGGATTTCGATTCGGAACACCTGTTCCACTGCTCATCGCCTCCTTCGACTTCGGGATTGCGCCATTGCCTGTTGACGCTGACGGGCCAGCGCCGCTTCCCGCTCCGCTTCTGCTTCGAGCTGCACTTCCATGCTTGCAAGCAAAAACGTGCGGAGAAATCGCGGCTGCCCCATGACCACGCTCGGAAGAACGCCTGTCCTTTGGAAGATGTGGTGGAGCAACCGCGATTTGCCGCCAGCGAGTATCAGTTTTTTACCGTCTCATGATAGTCGTCATCATCGTTGTAGCCGGAAATCTGTTCGATCTGCTCGATAATCTGCTGCTTCTTTCCGGCATAGGGAATCATCTTGTCGATCATGTCCGTTCCAGTAAGAGCGCCGACCGCATTCCAGAGCTTCTTGTTGTCCCAAAGCTTGGCTCGATCTTCCGCTACGGTGGCGGTGTAGATCAGATCGGAGTGGTAGCCGGTGGTGTCGGTGCTTTCCGGCAGACGCATGCCGCCGAGCCTGCGATTCTTCTGGTATTTGGTGTTGCGCTCTCGGCACTTGTCCCATTCCTTTTCTGAAAGGGGGCGAATGCGGAAGCTGAACTTTGCCTTGGCGCCGAGCGATACCTCAATCGTCTTGGTGAGGTCTTCGTGGTGGCTCTGGTCGGTCAGGGCGCGAAGAATTTCGTCCTCGTTGAACGCAAGCTCTTCGCGGATTTCTTCGGGGGTGGCGGGCGCTTCGTAGTTATCGCTGACCTTGCTCATATTGATCTCTCCTTGCTATTGCTGTTAAACGCTGTTAAATACACAGGGGACGGCCTTGCGACCGTCCTCTGTGTATTTTATAGGGTTAATTCCGAAAGGCGCAGAACAGGCGATTTAGGCGTTCTGCAAGAGGGACTGCGCTTCCGGGGGCTGGTTGACAACCCAGCTCCAGTTCCGCTTGTAGAGTTCGCCCGGCTGCATGTTCTGAATGTCGATGGTTCCGTCCGGCACGCAGTCACGGTAAACGACCTGCTCTTCACTGCCATCGTAAGGGCTGCGCACCATGCCTCTGAAATTCAGAACAGGCATCGCGTGTGTCTTCAAGCCCTCCATGATGAGCTGGAAGAACTTGCTGTTTGTGACGACGATCTCAGTCATCGTAAGCGTGACCTTGTAGCTGGTCATGGTGGAACGTTCCTGCGCAGTGCCAAGGGGCTGATAGGTCTGGTTCGTAATGGCGACTTGGCTCTGAAAGCTCTCGACAGAAACCAGAAGGGTGCCTTCGTCGTCGTAAAGCGCACCGTCTTTACCAGACATGACCTTGCGGACGTCAACACCCGGAGCGGCGTTCAAGATGCTCATAGCTGTTTATTTCCTTTCCTGCTTATTCTTCCGAGAACATGAATTGGTAGGTGATGTAGACCTTCTCGATGCTGTCAAGATCGACAACGCTGATGGTGAACCATGCACTGTCGCCCTTGGCCGGGTTCTTCGCATCCTCTACGACCTCGCCGGAAACCAGCTTCCCTTCGGAGATCATCTGGTTAATGACGCCGTTAGCGATGGCGATGAACGTCTGGCGACCATTGCTGTCGTTGCCCACGTTGCCGATGATGCTCTCGCTGTTTTCGTTGATGCGCTGCATCAGCTCAAAGCGGGTCTTGGTTCGGCGAATCTTCTTCCAGCCCGCGTCCTGATCGGCGGTCAGGTTGACGAGCGTGTTGATGCCCTGCTCAATCCATACCGCGCCGGTCGCGCTTACCGTAAACACCAGACAGCCGGACTGCAAGCACTCGACAATCTGGGTATTGGTGAGAGCGCCATAAACCGCTGTAGCGCCGGGGATGACCTTGTGGGTCGGGCTGTCGTTGGACGGGAGGTAAGCGATATAACCGGCGACAACGGCGGCAGCCTTCCAGCCGTCATATACCTCGCCGTCCGCCTCGAATCCATTGACGCAATGGATGTGGAGCATGCTGTTGAACGCAGCGGCGTTCTCTTTGCGGTCGGAGTAGATTTCGCTGACAGGGTCGCCGGTGACAGCCATGGCCATGATGCCGCTGTCGTGCGCCCGCACAATGAAAGCATGAAGGAGCGCGTGAACCGCACTATCATCGCTGTCTACGCAGATCGTGTTAAACTGCGTGGCTTCCAGCAGCGCAAAAGCGTCGCTGTAATCGGTGTTGGTGACGGTGGGCGAAACACCTGCTGTGGTGAATGCGGCCTGCGTAAGCGCCGCAAGCGTCCCGTTTCCGGCGCTTACTTTCTGCGCGATAACAACAGCCGTCTCATTCCCGTTAATGGCGGAAACGAGCGCGTCCACCTCGCCAGAGCCCTTTGCGAAGGAAACCTTCATCAGCTCCTTCGTCCCAGAGAGGACGATACACTCACGCTGCGTTTCGACGGAGAGACTGTCTTTGATGGTCACGGAAAGAGGACGCGTACCGGCGTACTTGGCCGTCAGCGTGACAACGGAGGCTGCGCTCTCGGCAGTATCCTTGAGAGTAATCGTGGCTTTGGTGCCGCCGCTACCGACGCGCACGGCCTTGATCTGGCTTGCACCGCCAAGGAAAATCTTTTCGAGGATGGAGACGTTGCTGCCTTCAGCGGAATCGTCCCCGTAGTATTCCTCAATTTCGCTTGGCGAGGAAATCGTGATGACCTCGCCAAGCGGCCCCCAGTTGGCCTTGAACGCGGCAGCTGCAACGCCGTTGCGGGCACTGATCAGTTCCGTACCGCTGCCGTTGGTCTCGCGGAAATAAATTCCGGGGCGGACTTTGGTTTCGCCCGCAGAGTAATGCGCAGCCATGTTACTTCACTTTCCTTTCTGCAAATTCTTTGATGATCTTCTTCGCTTTTTCAAGCGAACAGCGTTCTACCTTGTTGAAGGTGAACGCAGCTCTTGCAAGGTCAACGCTATACCCAAACAGGCGGGGCGCGTTGGCCGCAATCTCTGCCGCAGCATAGACAGGCTCTTCCGCTACGCGGGCGGCGGTGGTCTTGGTGGTTTCCTTAGCCACGGTACTCACTCCTTCGTCGTGAAGTCGGTGTTCGCATTTGCAAGGGGCGGGTCAGGCTTCTTGCCGTACCACTCCTGCAAAACGCCGAAGTGACCGCTTGCTTGAATCTGCCCTTGTGCAATGTAGTTGAGGTGCGGCTTGCAGACAAAACTCTTGAGGAAAAGCGGCGACTTATCCTCCATCGGAATATGCCCGGCAAGCGCGTGGGCGGTGTTGAGGCGAACGAGGTTGTAGAGCCTGTCGGCGGCGCTTCTCGCGTACACATGACCTTCCACGGAGATGTTGAGCCAAGTATGCGTGAAGTGCTTGCGCTGTACGCCCTGCGACGTGAGCCGCCAGTAAACAACCGGCTTCTCCTTCGTAGGAACAATCCAGCCCTCAAATTCATCGAGGCCGATCACAATAGCGGACGGCAGGAGTTTCTTTGTCCATTCGTTCAGCGCCTTGATCGGGTCGGGGTACATTGTGTATTGGCAGGGGCAAGCCATGATGTCGAAGGTCAGCGACACACCAACGATTCTGACCGTCTCGTCCTCGTTGGTCTTGACCTCGAAAGCATCAGACCGCACCCAAGCGAGGCAGTACGCATCATCGTCTGCCTGCGCAAAGGTGGAGTGCAGGAGATCTCGCACGACGTACTCGATATCCTCCGGCTCTGCGCCAAATCCCGTGTCGCACCAGATATGCAGCAAAAGCAATCCGCTGGTATTTCGGGAGGGGTTTTCCTGCATGTCAACGGTGTAGTTGATACGCGGGTACTGTTTTTCGCCCCAATCCTTATCGTCAGCAGTTGCCGGACGCTGATAGAAGATGGCGGGTCTGCCCTTGTACTTCGCCAGCAGGGAGGAAAGCGCTTCGCTGTCCGTAAGCCGCTGGTATAACATCTCGTACAGCTCCATGCAGATTCTCCTTTACAGGCTGATGTCGAACGGCTCTGCGTAGATCGCCGTCACCTCGCCCTGTGATCTCTGGACAATCTTGTCCGCGAACGGACGCGGGGCGATCATGCCGCCCGGCGTACCATTCTCCATGTAGCCAGCGTAGGAAACGCCGCTTTCAATAGCAGGGCTTTGGTGCCTTGAGCCGTATTGGACGGGACGCCAGCTATTGCGGAGCGTTCCGCTTTTGACGGCAGGAGGCTCACCGGGAGCTGATGCCCTGTGACTGCCGTATAGCCTGCCGCTGCGTAAACCACGCAGCACTTCGAGGGAAGAGTTCTTCAGAACCATAGAAGCCCTGAGAGCGCGTTGTGGAAGCTGCTGCTCCACTTGGGAGAAAGCGCTTCTCGACATACCAACGAGGTCAATCTTAAAGCCCATTCAGATCGCCCCTTTCCTCGCAGTAGTAGATGGTGTCGATGTCCATTTCGCCCTTGTTGTGTATGGCCTGAACTCGGAACCAGCGGGTTTCTTTGCCTCGCTTAACCAAAGCAAGGATGTCCTGCTCCTTGGCGATTGGACCGCCGCGCTGGATGAGATCATGCGTGACATTCACGCCCATTTGGTGGAAGGTCTCGCGTTCTTCAGGCTTCGCAACAGACATGATGCAGCGCAGTACGCCTTTGAGCTTCGGGTCGCCGGTCTTTCCAACGCGACCCCTTGCGCTAACTTCGCTGTCGATCTCATACAAATTAAAGGGCTTGGGGAATTGTTCGGGTCGGGTCATGCCGATTCTTCCGTGCTTCAGCATTTATCATCACCCCGATACGGCATGGGCGGTTTCACGTAAGGATTCTGCATCATGCCGCCATAGAAGTAATGGCCTCCATCTTCTGCGTTGCGGACGGAATCGTTGACCGCGCCCGACGTGGGAATGTTGATGGCAGCGTCGGCCTCTTTCTTGAACTTATCGCGTAGGGCAAGCCAGCGCTCCGCTCTCTGATTGAGGCTGAACCGCGTACCGTCGTCTTGCCAGTCGGTTTCATAGGACAGGCGCATACAAACCGCGTCTGCCAGTTTGTACAGCACCCGCTTGAACTTGGGCGTTTCATTAAGGACTGCCTGAATCTCCTCGTCGCAAAGCATGCACGTTTCCGCGCCGCCATCGACGAGAATATCACCCAGCTCAAAACGCACCCGGCTGATGGTCGAGCCTTTCAACTTGGTCGGGTCGTAGGTGTAGGTTGCCATTACTTCTTGGCCCCCTTCTTCCCGGTAGCCTTGGGCTTCTCGGTGGTTTCCTCAGCCTGTTTCTCTTCGTCGGTGGACTGGATCTGCTGCTGATCGGTTTCCTGAGTGTTCTCAGGCTCCTTGTCGCCTTCATCGGACTGCTTGGCTTCGTCGGTGGACTGATCGTTGGTCAAGTCGCCTTCGTTGCCGGTCTGAGCGGGCGTATCAGCAGTTTCCTCGGTACGTTCGCTCACAGAGAGCAAACCGAACTTGATAAGAGACTTCACCCGCGTGGGGTCGATCAACTTTTCAGGCACTTCGTCGCCGATGCGGTACTCCTTGCCGCCGAATCTGCAAGGCTTCTGTGCGGTATAGATTTTCACGGTCGTTTTCCTCCTTTCTGCGGAAGATAAAAGAAAAAGAGCGCCGTTAGTCGCCCTTTGCACCCGAAGGGAGATGGTCGGACTGCCCTCCGGGCGAGGGTGACACCCTTGCGAGGAGGTGGAACACAAGCGGTTGCGCTTGTAGCGCGGCGCAGGAATGGGTAACATCAAAAACAGGCTGATTTTGCGCGTAAGAACCCTGAAATCGGGCTATTACGCGCAATTTTTCGCACAACCTGCTGATAAACTGCGTTTTACACGCACTTGGTCAGGAAGTAGCCCAGCTCGTCGCACACCTTTTCGGGGGTGTAGGACATCAGGCCCTCGACGTACTCGGTATGAGTACCCTTCTCACCTTCGTACTGATCGAAGGCAAGGTACTGGCCGTTGCCCAGCATATCCCACGCGAAGGTGTAGCCCGCAGAGGCTTCGTCGATGGCAGGATTCGGGGCAGCGTAGCACAGCAGAGCGCCCTTGCTGTCGCAGATGAACTGCATATCCTCTTCGCCGAGGCTACCGGCGTTGTAGGTGCTGTTCAGCACGACAACGCGGTCGATTTCGAGAAGCTGCGCCAGCACGTTCTGGTTGATGGTGGCGGGGTTGGCGGTAGAGCCGCTGTACTTCACGCGCTCAAGGATCTCCGGGTTGCGCTTCAGACCTTCGTAGGCCTCAACGCCCAGCGCCAGAGTGTTGGGGTTGCGGCGACCATTGCGCTTCATCTCGGTACGCAGACCGCCGAAGAAGTGAACAGCGTCGAAGTTGGCATCATCGAACTTGTAGAACTGCTTGCCAGCAGGGGCAGCGCCGGTCACGCCGGTGTATTCATTGGTCCAGATGCCGGTCTTGAAGTAACCTTCAGCGAACACGCGGTCCATGTGCAGCTTCATCTGCTCGGTGGCAAGGCGAACCTTGGCACGGCGCGGGTCAGAGATGCCCGGAGTGCCAGCACGCTGGTAGTCGAGGGTGCCGATCTGGTCAATGCCGACGATGATCTGATCGACCTCGCACTTGTACAGCGCCTCCTCAGAACCGAAGATCATGGGCTGAGCCTTGCCGAACTGCGGCTTGCGCTGCACGTTGTCACGGGCAAGGTCGGCCTTGCTGAACTTGTAGTAGTGGCTGGTGGAGAGCTGCACCGGCACGATGGGGAAAATGAACGGGGACACAAACCAGTCATCGGGCTGGAAATGCGCGACGGACAGGTTGGTCAGATAGTTATTGGGCTTCCAGCCCTTGGCGATCTGAGCCTGAATGCTCTGATTGGTAACGCTCATGGTGGTTTACTCCTTTCAGCTTGGATTAAGCCGCAGCGATGCGGCAGATCAGCACCTTGGTGGGCTTGTTGGCCTTGCCCGCTTCAAGGGCAATCGCCAGCGCAGTGCCAGCAGCAGCCTTAACAGCCTTGCCGGACGCATCAGCAGCCAGCAGGTCGCCAGCAACGAAGTCGCCGCCAGCAATCCACAGGCCAGCTTCCTTGATCTGGACGTGGACGGTATCACCGGCCTTGCAGTCGTCGTCGGTGGTGGCAAGGGCAATACCGATGCACAGCTCACCAGCGCCAGCGGTAGCCAGCTTGCCGTTGCCGTCAAACTTCACGGCAGTCAGCGGGGCGATAGCGCCAGCAGCCTCGCCGCAGAGGGTCGCAGAATCATTGATCGCATGAGTGAGGTAAGACATAGGTTTTCTCCTTTCTGCCGCTTTGGATTAGCGGGACTTTTCGTACTCCTGAACCAGCTCAGGGTGAGCGCAGCAGGCAGCGTCAACAGCGTCGGCCCAGCGCATACCGGGCTTGGACTTGATGATCTCCTGCGCAGCGGCCTCGATCTTGCCCCAAGCATTGTCGCCGGAGCTGCCTTCAGAGCCGCGCTTGCCGATCTCGCTGAACACGCCGGACTTTTCGACAGCGGCAAGGTTGCTGTCCAGCAGGCCGATCATGTCGTCGTAAGCGGAGCCGCCCGCAGCCTTGAGGGACTTCAGGACAGGCACCAGCTCTTCGGGCTTCTTGCCCAGCAGAGCGTACTTCTTGGCAACTTCGGTGAGCTGCTGGGTTTCGACATTCTCGCGGAACTCGCGGGCCTTGCGCAGCTCTTCCTGAATGGCGGGATGCAGACCCTTGTGGATGTCATCGTCGCCAGCCGGAGCAGCGGGAGCCGGAGATGGGTCGGCGGTCGGCGCAGCGGGAGTGGAAGGGGCTTCTTCGGTGCCAAAGCGCTTGGCGAGGTCATCGAAGGTCGCCTTCTCTTCGGGGGTCATCTTGCTGGTATCAAAAATCATATCGGTTGCTCCTTTCTTGACGGGCGGTTCATCGTCATCGTCGTCATGGTCATCATCCGGGTCATCTTCTTCCGGGTCGTCATCGTCAGGCTCGTCGGCTTTGCTGACAGGAACACCTTCGCCGCTTGCCCCTTTCTCGATAAGCTGACTGATGTTGTCGCGCATCTTTTCGAGGACGGCAACATCTTCCTTGACAACGGCCTCAGCACTCTGCGCCTTGGCCCAATTCTCCACATTTCCCTCAAAGGCTGTGGAGAACTCCGAAAGACTTCGCTTCAACAGGGCAGCTTTCTCCTCGTCGCTCTTCTGTGGGTCGAAGAGGATGCTGCTCACGCTGTCCATGAACGCCCAGCTCATGGGATAGACTTCGCCGGACATGATCTTGTCGTAATCCCGTTTCTCTTCGCCTTCAGCAAAGGTGAAAGCGGCCTTTTCGACCGGCTCAACACCAAACGCCTTGGCGATACTTTCGATCAGGCGCTTAATCACGCCCTTCTCGGCTTCGGTTGGTGCATCTTCCGCAACGGTCGGCTGACCATCACGATTCTTGGCAAAGCAGATGTGAGCGTCGGGATTTGCGCCCTCATCCACAAAGGCCACGCGCTTCACCTTGAGCCTTTTGAGTTTCGTAGGCATCGTGCGCTACCTCCTATTCAACCTTGTCTCGGATGGCCTGCCCTTCGATGGAGAACATCTTGTAAGTGCCGTCCTTGACCTTCTCCCAAACATCGTCGTCGATGACGCGGAAGCCAACCCACCAGCCGTAGGGCAAGGTGCCAGCGGGGATGTTGAGCAATGCCATCTTGTCGGCGGTAAAAACCATGCTCTCGACCAAAACGGCAATATCAAAGCCGCCCCGCTCGTGCATTTCGCTACCTTCGCGGTAGAACTGCACGAAATCATAGGCGGCTGCTTCCAGTTCGGGCATCTCAACGATGTCCTCTTGCCAATCTAAGACCTGTTCGCCATTTGCTCTCTCTGCAACAGATGCCCATCCGAAGGCAAGGCGTTCTTCATCGTCGCTCTTGGCGATCTTGAAGTTGCAATGCAGAGTGCCGGCGCAGGGGTCGGCTCGCGGCTGCTGCTGATTGGAGATCAGATAATCCTTGAAAGTCTTGCTCATGTCAAATCCCTTCTCTTCTTGGGTTACGTCGGTCTTGTGAGTTTGTATCCTACACCGCAGCGACAGCCGGGGTGTCCGGGCGGGTCCATCATCCCATTAGGGAACGGTTCGTTCAGTCCAACCAAAACATTGTCGATGGCATCACACTTCTCACAAACGTGTTCATCGTCAGCGGTCAGCCAATACCTTTTGCTGTCTGCGCCAACGAATCCCTGTGCCACGCTATCTGCAACAACTTTCTTGGTGGCAGCATTATAGGTGAAGGCCATCTCCGTCTGAGCGATCAGAGCAGCACGTTCACGGTGCAACTTCGCCGCATAGACCATCTGCCGCTTGAGGGCTTTCTTGTGGGAAACACCCTGCTCGCGGAGCTGGTCATAGAAGCGCTTTACCATGCCGACCTGATACTGCGTCAGGCCGATGCAGGGCCGGATAGCTCTGGCAAGCTGATCTACCGTCATGGTATCGGTCATCGTCGCCTGCCGGACAAGCGTATTGATGGCGTTGAACTGCTTCGTGGAGATCTCCCGAATCAGCTTGCCGCCGTGCTTGGTGATGTAATCGTCCATCGCGTCCATCATCGGGTCAGCGAAATCGCCGCCATATTCAAGCAGCAGGTCTTTTGCGGCCCTCTTGATGGCCTTCTGTGCAAGCGGAGCATAGCACTCGCTGAGGTACTGGCTGTAATCCTGCTGCCAGTCAACCAGATAGTCGATACTCAAGCCGCCATCGAGAATCGCGTCTCTCAGCTCGTGATATGTGATAGCTTGCTGCTGATCGCACCACATGCGGTAGAGGAAGGTTGCCATGCGGGGGCTTTCGCGGTCGATGAACTTAGATAGCCGTTCGAGAACGGACGCATCACTCATTCAGCATCACCGCCTTTTCAGCCGCTTCTTGGCCTCCTCGGCTTTCTTGGCATCAGCATCATCGTTATCCTCTTCGGGGTCGATGTCGTCGGTGTCGATCTCCTTACCCGCAGCCTCTGCATCCTTGCGTTCGCGTTCCTCTCTGCGACGCTGTGCGCGAGCGTCAAGGTCGAACTGCTGGGATTCAAGGCGTTCGGGCAGGCTGGCAATCTCACGGAGATGGTCCTCAAGAGCTTCGTCCGGCACAATAGCACCGCAGCCGGTCAGCTCACGGATGTAGGCCGACAGGTCCTTGAGGTTGGGAGCTTCAACATCACCGTGACGCAGCTTCGGGTAGTCGGTGATGCCCTTAAAATGCTCTGCGTTCATGACAATCAGACGCGGGATGCCTTGGTTGTTGAATACCTCGCAGATGATGTCTAGGTAGGCACCGAGCGCCATGCTGAAGAGCTGGGTCTTATCGCTGCTGAGGGCGAAACTGCCGACCTGCTGATGACCGAGCAGGAGGAAGTCACTCATGGTACTCATAGCGATTCGCGTATCGTAGCGCTCCACAATGGCGTTTGTATCGAAGGAACGTCTGCCACCAGAGGCAAGCAGCTCGAACGTCCAGTTGGCCGGGAGGACAAGGCCTTCCGTTGCGTCGCGGCGCACGTTGCGGACAATCTGCTCTGCACGGGCAAAGCTATCAGCCATGTCCGGGTCATCAGGATTCCAGATGTCCATACCTTCAGGAGCTTTGAGAACAGGCAAACCAGCAAGATCGCGCTCAATACCCATGCCTTCGATCTCCTGAATCCTGCGCTTGAAATACCAATCGCGGTATGCCGAGCGGAGGATGGAGCGGCCTTCCGGGTTGTTCTTGCGCGACTTCGTGCGGAAGTGCAGCGCCTTCTCAATCGGGATGGTCGCCATGCGGAAATGCGGCGGCGGGAGCTGCGTCATGCCGATAAGGTTGTCATTGTTGTCATACTCCCATCGGAACAGGGTTTCCTGCGCTCTGATCGGGAGCTTCTGCCAGCCAATCAGACCGTCCGTGTAACGGCTGTTAAGGCGCGGGTCGCGGCTATTGCCGTTCCTGCGCTTATAAACAATCTCGTGGTAGCTCCAACCGAAGGTGAGGAAGGAAAGAATCTCGCTGATCGTGTCCGTCCACGTTTCCTGCATATCGTTCATGCAAGATTCGACGAACTCAGCACACTCCTTGTCCTTGGCGCTATCGCCTCCGGGCTGTACGCTCCACTTACTCTGCCGGATGAGGGTTTCGACAGCATACAAAATAGAGCCGCAAATATCGTCGTTCTCGGCCATCTCACGATAGACCTCAATACCACGCTTGCCTTGCAGCTCCTTGAGAAATTCTTCGGAGAACACGCCCGCGTATCGCCGCTGGCCGATACTGCCGTATTCTTTCATCATGCTTGGCATATCGTATCACCTCTATCTTCCTTGCCAGTAGCTTTGACGGTCGTTGCCGTAGTTCTTCGGCGGCGCGGACGTGCCCGAACCAGCCGACAGATAGGTGATCGCTTGGCTCATAGCGTCCACATCGTCGTCATGCTTGCCGTTTGGGAAGGCAGCACATTCTTCGATGACATCGTGGACCCAAGGCGCGATCTTGGGGTGAGGTAAGTAGACGTTGCCGCTTTCCACATACGGCGCAATAGCCTGAGTGCGGACAACCTTGCCGCCTTCAGGCTTAATGGGTATGATGCCGGGGATCTCTCGCTTGAGCATTTCGATAACTGCCGGTCCGTTGGCAGCATCCTCAACGAGCTTTCCTCTGGCTTTTGCGTGCTTATAGGTCATCGTGCGGATGGCCTGCATTGTATCGACAATGCCAATCTGGTCATGCACACGATCAACGAGATAAAAGTCTGCGCCGGAGCGCATCCAGACATGGCCCGCAACGTAGTCGCTGGTCTTGCCTTCCTTGAAGGTGCAGTCCCAAGACTGAACCATCTGCGATACCTTATCCGGCAGCTTCTCATAGAACTTAAACCAGCCGCGCTTGAGGATGCCACCTTCAGGCGGGGACGGGTGCTGCTGGTATAGACTGGCCCACGCATACGAGCCGACAGCCCGTTTCGTGTCCTCGCACCATTGTTCATCGAACCCATGCTCCGGCCAAAGTGCTTCTCCGATCTTTCGACCAAGAGGGTCGTCATCCGAATCACACACACAAGGCAGGGACAGCACCTTCCATTCCTCGCCGTTCTGCTCAAGCAGCGTACCGGCGAGGTCGGCCTCGTGCCATCTGGTGAGAATAACAATGATCGCCGCGCCCGGATGCAGACGGGTGTAGATGGACGATTCCCATTCTGCCTTGAGCTTGCGGCGATAGGTTTCCGATTCAGCTTCTTCGCGGTTTTTGATCGGGTCGTCAACGATCAGCAAGTCAGCACCTTTACCTGTGATGCCGCCGCCAACGCCGACCGAGATCATACCGCCGCTGTGTCCTTCAAGATTCCAAGCAACCTTTGACGCTTGGGCCTGGGACAGGGTTACTCCGAACAACTCCATACCGTGTTCGGCAATCTTGGAGCGGTTGGCGTCGCCGAACTCCTTAGCGAGATCGTCGCCGTAGCTGACCTCGATCACGCGCTTGTCAGGATTCCGTCCGAGGAAGTAGCTCGGAAACGTGGATGTCACCGACATGGACTTGCCATGTCGCGGCGGCATGAAGATCATCAGGCGTTTCGTCTCGCCGGTGAGGACCTTTTCCAACTCCGCGCAGACGAGGTCGAGATGTCTGGCTCTTTTCCATCTGCCGTGATGGACATACTCGACGTAATCAACGTAGTGGGTACGCGCAAGCTGTTTCCGTGCGGCTTCGGCTATGGCTGCAATCTTCGCCCTCGAATACGAGGCTTGCTTTTTCAAGCGTTACTCCGATGGCGGAGCGAGGGATGCCAGCTTTCTCAGCTCCTCTTCAGAGAGGTTACTCAGGTCTGCTTCGGTGGAAGTCCTGAGCATGACATCCTGCCGCTGTGACCATTCGCCGGTCTTGCGGCTGCGGTTATTGAGCCAGTACATCTGAGCCATAACATCAGGCGGCACTTCTTTCTTGACGGTTCGCACCTTGACAGGCTTGACGCTGCCGTCTGTATTGTACTCAAGGATTTTCTCCTCTTCGGTGTATGAATAGCCAAGGCACCGTTCGTACAGCTTTCGTTCAACTTTTGCATCAGCGGCCTTTTTGCCCACCTGCAACGCCTTTCCGAACTCTGACAGCACCTTTTCGCCATCATCATCCAGCACAACCTGCACCTCTTCCTTGGTGACCGCATATCCGTTTTCGTCCAGCGCAGGCTTACCGTCCTTGCCCATAACAAGGACCTCAACCTTCTTGTAGACATACTTCCAACGGTTGACGGTGCGTTCAGACACGCCAAACTCGTCCGCAATTTCCTGATCGGTGGCACCACGAATAGCAAGCGACCACGCCCATGGGATGTGATAATCAGGATTGAACTTTGCGGGCGCTGCCATGCGTCA